CTCCACGATATAACGGCATCTACTGCTCCTACAAAAGAAAACAAAAGAAAAGAGAAAGCCCCTCCGAAGAGAGGCTTAAGGGGCTTAGCCGTTAACAGCCAATAAGAAGCCAGTCTCTGGGCGAAGTACCTGAGTACCGTAGAGACGGTCAGCAGTGTACAGAGTACCCAAGAACTCTTGCTTGTACTGAGTTTGAGAGCGAACGCCCTGCTGCTCAGCCATAACCATAGTGTCCTTGTGACCCATGATAGCACCACGGATAGCATCGCCAGCTGAGTTTTCACCAGCAGTTTCCAGAGTGGGGCAGTTGCTGGTTACGTATACGTCAATGCCGTACAGGTTACCAATCTTGCCATTGACAACACCACGACCATCTACGAAGTCAGAAGACACGTATCGGTCAATACCCATAATGGCGTTACGGAGTGAAGGTGGGATTACGAAGAAACGTCCGTCCATAGGCGCGTCAGCATCGTCCAGTTTCTGAATCAAAGCACGGAAGCCAGCGTCAGTGAATACGTCAGAAGTAGTCACAGTGTCAACTTCATACTCGGTCAAACCAGTAGACGCATCAATAAAGAACGCGTTGCCAGTTGCAAACGCAGAACCATCACCGTCACCAAATGACTTAGCAAGAGAAAACAAGTCGTCATCAACCTGCTTAGCAAGAGCGTAACCAGCATCACCAGTGTAGAACTGACGTAGAGACGCAAGAGCCTGTGCTTCTGTAATGTCTTCAATCAGACGTGAGTATTCAAAGTGCTTGTTGATAACAACCGTTACTTCGGTCTCAACAGCATTCTGAACAGTTACTGCGGTGTTCTCAACCTTCGCATTCGCTGAACCACGGGTGGGCTTAGGAATGTGGATGGTGTCACCTTTCTTGCCAGTCATTGACATTTTCTTGACAAGGTTAGCAAGTACTAAGTTTTTCTCATACGCAGCAATAACCTCATCACTCCAAATTTCTGGAATAAACGTTGCTGCTGAAGTGTTATCTACAAATCCACCAGTGGCGGGGTAAGTTGAAGTAGCCATTTAAATTCTCCTAGAATTAGTTATTTGACCCTCCCCTCTTGATATGCCTTCATGATCTCGTCAGATAGGCTTTGGTATCGGTCAGGGTCGGTTTTCATAAGTTTAATAATGTCTGCCCTCCGATAAATCTTACGTGACTGACTGTCAGGGTTTCCACGAGCATTGCCAGTATTTGCTGACCTTACCGCTTCCTTCCGTCCAGCTTTCTCTGCCTGTGCAGTTTGAGTAACCGTTGCTTGACGATCTTTCCACAGAGTGAACAGTTCGTTAGCAGCTTCATAGTCATACTGCTGGTCAGCTTGTACAAACAGTTGAGTCCTAATCTTAGAGCCTTGTATCCATTCTGCAAAGCGGTTGTCCTTAAGGATCGCTTCCATGTCTGGGTGTCTGCTCTGAAGCTGATTTAAAGCCGAGGCTTTTTTGTAGTGTTGAGTGTACTGCTCAGCTTCTCTAATCTTAGGATGATTCTCAATTGCTCTACTTACTGCCTTGTCAGGATCAGTGAAGAAGTCGTAATCTTCATCATCAGACTTTTGTGGTGCTTGTTGTTGTGAGAGTTGTGTCTGAATGTAACTGTCAACAACCTTTCTTAACTCACCGACTTCAGAACTCTGGCGACCTAGTAGCTTCTCAGCTTCTTGGTGCATACGTGCAAGTTCTGCAGCAGACTTACCTCGGTACTTATCAGGTAAGGCTTCAGCTTGTTGAGTTTGTTCCTGTGGAGACTCAAACTGCTCTTCCTGTGTGTCAAGTTCTGCTGTATCTACGTTATCCTCTTCAGGACGCTCATCTATTAGCTTTGCTGCCATTATTAAACCCCGTGCCTTAGCATTGTGGAGAATTGGTTTTGTAGAAGGACTCTAAGAGTTTGCCTTCCGTTCTTGTTTGATCTTTCTTTCTCGGTCTCTAGCCCACTTCATAGTAGCTCCTGCAAAGTCACCACTGTGAGGTTCTAGTACAGACCTGATTGGAGAGATCACTCTCTTAGCGTCTTTGCCGCACTCGCACCTAGTAAGTACAACATCGTCACTAACAAAGTATTCTTGGGTGTGTCCATCAGGACACTGAAAGTCTCTAATCTTCAACATCGTCCGTCTCAGCTTGTTCTTGCGCTGCTGCTACTTGTGTTTCAAGATTAAGGATGTTAGCCATGACTGCAAGTTGTCCTTTACGGAAGTAGAGGTCTTGCTCGTCCTTAGTATTTTCTATTGAGTTAACACTCACAGCTGATGCTTGAATGTCTGCTAAAAGACTTTTCCAACCTTCTGATCGGAACATATCATTTAGATCACGAAAATACTTTTCTGTTTCTGGTGTCATTTTTACTGTTTCTCCTCTTGACAGGACAGTTCATTTATGTTATGTATGAGTATATTATATCATACTTTTGAGTAAATGTCAAGTTAATTTTTAGTTACTTTTTCACACTCTTCATCTTCTTACCAGACTTAGCTGCTGCCTTCTTTGCTGCTGCTTTGCCCTTAGTTGTGTATGAGTATGATTTTCCGTTTACCATTGGCATAGTTACTTCCTCTTCTTGGCTGTCTTAGCCGCTTGTTTAAAGTTCTTTGAAGTTGGTGCGCCTTTGCTACCTACCTTACGCATCTTCTCTCCAGAACCCTCTTTGATACGCTTACGTTTAGCGTGGATGTTTGCGTATAAACCTTTACTCATTACCATTTCACCTTGTCAGCCCAGTATGCTGCAGACATCTTGCCCTTAGCAATGTTGGAAGCATGACGAGCTTTGAAAGACTTCTGTCTAGCTGTAGGTTTCTTATCACCACTAACGCCCTGCTGTCCAAACCTGATGGTCTTAACCTTGTCACTTTCCTTGGCAACAACTACGTGGGACTTCTTAGGATGACTAGGAGTTCTCTTCGGTTTGTTGAACCCGCTTACCCCTGCTCGTGCTAGTCTTGGGTCTTTCTCTTTGCTCATTAACCAGCTCCTCCAACTTGTCCAGCCGCTGCAAGAGCTTGCTGTAACTGCTGTTGATTTCCTCCAGCGCCTTGTTGAGCTGCACTTGTGACACTACCATTTGCTTGACCTCCTCGGTTTCTCAAGTCTATGTCTTTCTCTTTTAACAAGCGATCAGCTATTTTTAGCCTACGCTCAAACTCTCTATCGTCTTCCTCACCCTGACGGATGTTGGTAGCGATAGCCTTAAGTTTATCAATCTCAAGCTCCTGAGGAAGCATCTGAGACTCCATAGCGTACTTCTGCGCCCTAGCCATAGACTCTTGTGCTTGCGCCTCCAGAGCGGCTGTCTGTGCGTTCTGGAACGCCATCTGAGCTTGCATCTGAGCCTGTTGCATCTGTTGTGCTTCAGGGTTAGGCTGTGCAGCTTGCTTCATTGTAGCAATAAGCTCTTCACGGTTAGACAGATTCATGTTGTCA